GGCCCGCAAGGGCCCCCCGTAGTTATACATTACTGTGCAGGTTTGACTTGCTCTACCGGTTGGTAGAGGTGCTCACCTATCTCGAGTAGTACATAAATTATCCTTCCAGAGACGAATTCAAGCTTTAAAACTTGACGTTTCGTTTTCTCGTTGGTTAATATACTACTCTTCTTGATTATGTGTCTTGTCATATGTACTGTTGTGTTTAGCTTCAGCCTCTATGCAGAGGCATTTGTATGAGAACCCGTCTAACGTTTATTTCTTCTCCAAGGAGAGCTACGATGTCGTCGAACTACTATTCTGGTAGTTCACCGCTCGTAACTTACCCCAGGCAAGAATCAGTCTTCAATCCTTTAACAGGGTTGTGGGAACTGAAGCCGCTTCCAGTAACTTTGTACAGTTATCCTTCTGCGAAGGAGGATCTGTATGAGGTTGCATCGGAATTAAGTGAGAAGAATACACGTGATACATGGAACGCATTCGAGCATTATAAACGCACGAATAAGTATGCCATGTCCCCAACTACGAACGGCACTTGGCTGTTCTTAGGGTCACCGAGCTACTATGACAGAATTGACTGCATAGCAGCCCATGACCTATATTGGGATACTGGGTTCGGACCGCAGGTTAGTCCTACTGTTGGACTTCCTGTATTGTTAAACTGGTCGGGAGAGCATTTCATTGCTGCTCCTGCCACGTTGAATGATCTAGTAAGCAAAAGCCTTAAGGCCATGCTTCCTGGTATCAAGCCGCAACTCTCTCTTGTCAATTCTCTGATAGAATTGAAAGATTTTAAGAAGTTGCCGGCGACAATAAAACGCTTGCGTACTATGGTGAGATCTCTAAGAGATCTCAACAAAAAATATACGTTGCGCAAGATCCTCGGAGGGTCGTCTGACGCCTATCTCCAAAAGGAGTTTAACGTCATGCCTCTCTTGTCAGACATTGCCGGTTTCCGGCGTGCCCTGGCTAATACAAGCAAGCAGGTGAGAAACCTACTTGCCCTTGAGGGAAGACAGCTAACTCGACATTATTACGTCGGGCTAGAGTCGGTGTACCCTAATAAGGCACTGACACCGTCAGCTACGTACCACTACCCGATGGCCAAGGTGAGCTCATCAGCTCTCGTTGAACCAGGAGGTGGATTGGTAAATAAACTGACAGGAGTGTCTAAACCTTACCGTACAGTGATGTACGATAAGGCCCAGTTCCATGGCGAAATCCAGTATACTTACTATCTTACGCAATTTCAGCGTGAGAATGCAAAAATACTTGGACTCATGGATGCGCTTGGGGTTAATCTTAACCCTTCGATCATCTGGAACGCCATTCCCTGGAGCTTTGTAGTTGACTGGGTCACCAACATAGGTCGGTGGCTTGATCAATTCAAAGTCGGGAATTTGGAACCTATTACGGTCATACATAGGTACCTGTGGTCTACAGCAGTTAATAGGACTACGACAATTGACTGTGAAGTCAATTTGCTCGTACCCACACTGCCTAAGCCACTAGTACGCACGTCCGTTTGTCGAGAGGAATCTTATAGAAGAGATCTCTACCCGATCGGACTTACACACATAACCACGTCAGGATTCTCTTTAAAGGAGTTTACCCTGGCAGGTGCGCTGGGCTTGTCCCGAGTGCACTAAACATTAGTAAATCAGTCCATCTATGGACGAAGGATTAGTCCTTCATAATAGACTTACAGCATGTTAAGTAATACACTCGTTACAAACGAAGTTAAGAACGCCGCCGGGACTGAAGTTGAATTCAGCCGGATTAGTCAAGGAGAACGTGTAACAACCTATGCCGCCGTAGGAGAGACTCCGTCCGCACCCCACAGACTCAGTGTTAAACACACTGAGTCGGGGTCTGGAACGGATCTCCGTCGGAGGTCATTGGTTCGTTTCGATAAGACGATTGCAGGCCAGGTCGACGTGACCAAGCCTGTTGTTGTCTCGTTCTATGCAGTTGCCGACATTCCAGTCGGAAATATGACTGCGTTCGCCGAAGCTAGTAACGTCGCAGCAGAATTGATGTCGTTCATGGCCTCACTTGGGGCCACTACGACGATTCTGTACGATGGTACTGGTAACGGCGCGGCGACTATGATCAACGGGACTCTATAGTCCATTAGATCGAGAGGGTTTTTCCCTCTCGTTCTTACAACACAATCTGTCCCGCAAGGGACAGACCTTTGTTGTTCTTCGTATCGTGTATAAGGGTGTCATGCTCTAGGATACACCACCATAATATGGTATGTACTAAGAGCCTAGAATACAGTGAAGTATTCATCGCCCTCATACGCGACGTGCAAACGTTGCGTAGTAATGTATACACTACATCTGAACTCCGTCGTGACCTTAAAACAGTCACAAACAGAATCAGTTCGGAAGGGTTAGGTTTTCTCACGAAAACCTTGCCACGTCTTGGAAAACACCTCGACAAGGTGTTGGCCGGGATAGGATTATTCGACGCCGCTGCGTGTGGTTTTCCATCACGTAACGGTCAGCTACCAATGTTATTCGGTAGTCTGTTTCGACAGGTCCTATCTGCAGACGGTGCAGTCCTTCCGGATGCTAATGCAGCTTGCGTTCAGTCAATAAGAGATCTCCTGTTTGTGTTCTACAAACTGGAACTTCCCTATGACCCCAAGCTCGAACTCAAAGTCATCCAAAGGTTTGTCAAAACCGAGGACGAAATCAAGCCCTATTCGAATGCTTGCGAATTGCTCGCATTGCGTTTGGAACAAGAGCACACCGCTTATGCGATGGCTTTTAATAGGAACGGTTGTTTACCTCATACTCCGGGATCCCCAGAAGTTCTGGGAATTCCTTTGCATTGGGCTAAGACCGTCCGTATAGCGCGGAAATTACTCGCAAGAGTCTTTTCCGGTTTTGATCCGAAGGATATCTATCCATGTCACGGACCGGGCGCTGTCTCCACTAAGGAGCAGTTATCCGGAAAGTACACATGGACGAACATCCCTCTACGTATCACGCAAGTATATCCTCTAGACGAGTTCTTTTACGCGTCTTTAGGTCATGTTTGCGATCGTCAGCAAGAACTTATGTCCTTGACTGATGGTGAATCTTGGGCCAAGGTTGTCCTTGTACCAAAGGATTCACGCGGGCCTAGACTAATCTCTTGTGAATCGCTGGCTGACCAGTTTATTCAACAAGGATTGTCTCGAGCCGTTGTCCGTCATATCGAACATCATCCCCTAACAAAGGATTCAGTTCGATTCACAAACCAAGAACCCAACAGAATTGCTGCCCTAGCGGGTAGCGTTGCTGGCAAGTACTCGACCATTGACCTTAATGAGGCCTCTGATCGCGTTTCTCTTGGTTTAGTTCATCTACTATTCCCAGAACCCGTTCTAACGAGTCTGGTAGCATGTAGAAGCTTAGGAACAAGGCTTCCTGACGGCGAGAAGTTATTACTCACGAAGTACGCACCAATGGGGTCAGCTCTTTGCTTTCCCGTACTGGCACTTACTGTTTGGAGTCTTCTCGTTGCAGGTTTCAAAGCACTTAACGCGGATAGAGATGCAATAAGCTCTATCTATGTATACGGGGACGATGTCATTGTACCCACGGCTTACGCCGAGCACGCAATGATCACACTTGAATATTTCGGTTTAAAGATTAACCGAGACAAGTCGTGTACTAAAGGACTCTTCCGAGAGTCCTGTGGCATGGATGCCTTTAGGGGCATTCCAGTCACGCCAGTTCGAATTAGAACTGCTTGGTCATCCCTCCGCTGCCCTGAATCTTACGTCAGTTGGATTAGCTATGCTAATTCATTCTGGGATAGGAAGTACTACGTGGCCTACGAGTTAGTCGTAGAGAAGTTATTCAACCTTTATGGCTGCATTCCTTCTGAGAAAGAAGTCGGATTAACCGCTCCCTCTCTCCGCGATGTACCTGAACCATACCGTAAACCACGCTCACGAAGTAATCCCTTCTTACAGAAGAAGGAACATTTCGTGTGGTGTGTTTTGCCTGTGTCGGTTTCTCAAGAGATCGATGGTTGGAAAATGTTACTGCGTTATTTTGCAGAAGCATGTTCAACCTACGAACTTGAGCGTCACACATCCGCCGAAGCAACTTCGGCCGGCATTCCTTCGGGAAAGCCGTTCTCAGTCAGTGTGTATACCAAACCCAAACGCTCAAAATTGCGAATGGGTTGGCGGTGATTAAAGGATCGAGCTCTGAAAAGTGCTCGGTCCGGCCAACGGGAC